CAGCAACACCTGAAGGTATTACAAACGGGACTACAATTGATGCTTACTTCACTGCTTTGGCAGTCCCTGCGACAACACTTGCTCTTACAGATAGGCTTGCTTTGCGTGTATTTGTAACTACCTCTGGGCGCACAATCAAATTGCACACTGAAAATGGTCACCTATGCCAAGTCATTACCACTTTCTCAACTGGTCTAAACTCATTAAACGGCTTAACTGCTCAAGTGCAAAACTTTGCAGTTGGAACATCGGGCACTGACTTTGCAATAAGTTCAGCAACAGATACGCATACCTTTAACCTACCAACAGCAAGTGCAGCCAACAGAGGTGCATTGAGCACAGCTGATTGGACAATATTCAACGGCAAGCAAGATGCTTTGTCCAGTGGTGTAAACATCAAGACAATCAACTCCACTTCGATACTTGGAAGCGGCAACTATGCAACTCCCTTTGAGCTTGTTGTTGCGGCATCGGATGAAAGCACTGCGCTAACAGCAGGCCTTGCTAAGATTACTTTTAGGATGCCGAGAGCGGTGACACTTACAGCGGTAAGAGCATCACTCACTACGGCTCAAGCAAGTGGTAGCATCTTTACTGTTGACATAAACGAAGGCGGTTCAAGTATCTTAAGCACTAAGCTGACAATCGACAACACTGAGAAGACAAGCACAACGGCTGCCACTCCTCCAGTGATAAGCGACACATCACTTGCCGACGATGCAGAGATTACAATCGACATTGACCAAATCGGCAATGGCACTGCGAAAGGTTTGAAGGTTATGTTAATAGGTAACTACGCATGAGTTTCTTAGTCAACCCATATTCATACGCTACGGGATGCGATGCAGATGCTGTGGCATTCCTTGCAGCTGCTGGTATCACTGATGCCACAATCACATCTGCCATCTGCACATTGGTGACTTCAATGAAAGCCAATGGCACTTGGGTGAAGTGTAACGCTATCTATCCTATGGTTGGCGGAACAGCGGCAACACATAAGTTCAACCTTAAAAATCCTTTAGATACTGATGCTGCATACAGATTATTGTTTTCAGGTGGATGGACTCACTCTGCCAATGGTGCGCTCCCTAATGGAACTAATGCTTATGCAGACACACGATTAGCAACTAATGTATTAACAAGTAATTCAAATCATTTATCCGTATATGTAAGAACTGCTCAAAGTACCAATGCAGTTCCAATAGGTTCATTTAATCTTGCAGGAACTCTTTTGTTTCAATTAAATATCTCAACTGGTGTAGGATTAGCCTATTATACTGGAGGTTTAACAACACAATTACTTTCAGCATTAGCAAATTCTTTAGGTTTTTTTACGGGAACTACAAGAGCAAATAATGATAGAAAAACTTTTAGAAATGCAGTACAACAAGCAAGTTTAACAACAGCTATAAATACTAATTATAATTCTTTGTTTAATTATTTAGGTGCAAGAAATCAAGATAATGTTGCCAATCAATATAGCGGTCAACAACTTGCTTTCGCATCCATCGGAAGCGGCTTGACTGATAGCGAAGCAGCGGCACTATACACGGCAGTCCAAGCCTTTAACACCACCTTATCCCGTCAAGTGTAATGAAAGTTCACCTACTCACATACGAACAGGCTCAGAGCCTTATTGGCATCCAATTCATGCCCGACAATTACTTTAACCCAATCATGGATGCTGACGGCAATCACATCATCAGCATCGAAGAAGTTGAGCAGTGCTCAATTGATTGGGTGAAAGCCTTACCTTTGATAAACTATAAACCTATAACGACATGGCAGGAGTAAAAATTACCGACTTAGGCACATTGACAACGGCTGTCAATGAAGACTTACTTTACATTGTGGATGTGAGCGACACATCGCAATCACCTGAAGGCACATCCAAGCAGATTGAGGTTGGGAATTTGTTCAGCAGTGGAACATATACACCGACTTTTAGTGCTGAAGTAGATTGTACAATGACTGCAATAAAAGGCTACTATATAAGAGTAGGCAATATAGTAACTTGCAATGTAAATGTAAATGCTCAAGGACCTGGAGAAATAGTTCCACAATATGAATTTCAAATGACACCTCCTATTCCAACTAATTTTGCATTTGGAACTGATGCTATTGGATTAGTAACTGAACCAACAATTCTTGAACAAGCTGTATTAAGTGCAATTTCTGGAACCGATACTGTTATTGTGTATTTTAGTTTGCCTGCATCAACAGCATTTAATATTGATTTTGCTATCCAATTCCAATATGAAATCCTCATCTAACGGCATCCGATTGATACAGGAGTTTGAAGGCTTGCGCCTCACCTCCTACCTATGCAGCGCAGGTGTTGCCACAATCGGCTACGGCGCAACCTACTACCAAGACGGAAGCAAGGTGAAGCTCGGGCAGACCATAACCCGAGACCAAGCTGATCAGCTGCTTAAGGATCACCTTAAGGAGTTTGAGGGCAGCGTGCTTGGTCTGCTTAACACCACCAAGGTGAACCAGAACCAGTTCGATGCGCTTGTAAGTTTCTGCTTTAACCTTGGAGCAGGCAACCTTGCTAAGTCGCAGCTGTTGAGGTTTGTAAAAGCCAACCCGAAAGATCCGAAGATTGCAGCTGAGTTCGCCAAGTGGAACAGGGCAGGAGGTGAGGTATCTCGTGGGCTTGTAAGAAGAAGGAAAAAAGAAGCGGAACTATATTTTGCAGCAGTTGTATAATAGATATTTGCTAAGGCATAAGACAGAGCCATTTGTGATGCTTGATGAAATGGATCTAACCTTCGAGCAGTTTGTTGAGAAATTAAAATCATCATACGTTTTTAATCACATGTGGGGCAATGACAACAAGAAAGAAAGTAAGTAAGCCAAGGCAAGTGCTTGATATTATCATCAAGCATTGGCGGCCAACAATTGGCAGCTTGGTGATTCTTAGTTCTGTCTTTGCTCTTATCTTCAAGCAGATCACAACAGAGACACTTGCAGCAATTGTGGCGGCAATGGTCGCAGCAGGATACATACCAAAAGCAAATGACAATGGATGACGGAAGAGACTCAACTTATACTACACTCGATCAAGGGTGCGTGGTGGGTATTGGCTGCAAAGTCCATACGCATCATCATGTAATTAAACTAGAGCCGCAGGTTGTGTATAAGTCAATGGAGAAATTCACTATCTTTGGCAAGCAATATTGCACTAATCAATGGGGGCAAACTTTCGAGATTGCTGCCGATGAGCCAGTGCCAGAGCCAAAGCCGATGCAACAATTCTACGCAAGCGATACCATTCAACCAAGCACATCTGCATTCTTGCTTGCTCCTAAGCCAGAGGCAAAGATAATCATTAAGCCTCGGACTGAGTTTACCGAGTATAAGCCGACAATGGATGCGCCTGTGATGGGGATGCTTCTAACGTTTACAATTTACCTCACAGTGCAATGGGCATGGAGCTCGATGGGTGCATGGAATAACCTTTATAGCGAACTCTCTGCATGTCTTCGCTCTTCATCCTAGAACATTCAATCGACCTCTTCTATGTCGTTACAGATAGTGATGGGAAGATATACACCAACAACGAGCTATTTAAAAACTATGTCAGCCACATCAAGCCGACAAAGATCACCGACATCATAAGCATTGAAGGTGACAAGCAAGATTTCATTGAGGCAATTGAAAGAGCTCGCAAGCATTCTCCTGAGCCTTCAAGAGTATATGCTCGGACCAGGCAGAAGAACGCAAGCGATAGATATAATGTTTGGAACTGCTTTGCGATTGATGACACTCTACACTTTGTCGGCATTCAGATAGTCGATGTAACTTCAATCAGCTCGCATGAGCATGAGCGGCAAAAGAACCTACTTGAGGAGTTCCGCTTTATGCTTTCTCATGAGCTCCGCCAACCACTTACCAACATAGCAGGCCTTGTGAATATGCTCATGCAGCATCAAGTCGCAAGCGATGTTGATCGCAAGGAACTGCTTGGTATGATTCATAGTTCAGTGAACAAGCTTGATGATGCAATCAAGGCACTTGTTAAGAAAGCAGCTCGGGAGTTATGACAGATCAGCAAGCGGATGAAAGACTGGTTAAGGTTGCCGCTTGGTATGTGATTGA